TCGCCGTTCAGCGTCGCGACCGCGCAACCCACCGCATGATGCACACCGTGCTCGTGCCGTTATTCCCAGGGTATCTGTTCGTGGACCTCTCGCCAGCCGATCCCTGGTCTCCCGTCCGAAATGCCCCTGGCGTCGCTGCCCTGCTAATGATGGGCGGCAGGCCAAACCAAGTCCCAAAGGGATTGGTCGAAGCCATACAGGCCGGGGATGAGTCCAGGCGTTCAGTCAATGCACCCGCATCCAACTGGGCGCCTGGCACCCCCTGTAAGCTGGTTGCCGGGGCGTTTGATGGACACGACGCAGTGGTGACCAAGCTTCTCGCCCGCGGCGTTCGCGTCGCCGTCCTTTGCTTCGGCGCGCTGCAAGAGATCTCCGTCCCGCAGCACTGGCTCGAAGTCCGATGACCTTCGCCCCCGATACCAAACGTGCTACAACAGAGCGGCCCAAAGTCCTGCCGGGCGTCGGTGCTGGTCTGTTGAATTGGCGGCCCTGGAGGTATTCGAACCCTCACTCTCCCGATTACAAATCGGGAGCCGTGTGGCCCCTTGCGAGGACTTCCGGTTCAGCTTCAGGGCCGCCGAACCGTTTCCTGAGTTTCACCGGGACCGAATGGCAATGACCTTCTCCCTCGAAACTCTCGGCTGCCTCGCATACGCCAATGGCTTCTCAGTCTGGATTTACAACTGCGACGACGATCCGCGCTCCGCAGTAATCTCCCCGGACTACTGGAATGACGCGGCCGCTACCATCGCCCACGGCGACCTCTGCATTGTCGGCGCGAAAGACGGAGCAACTATCCTGCGATTGTCCGTGGCCAACGGCAAAGTGACCGCGTCTGAGATGGTTAGGAGTGCTTGAGTTGGCTGCCCGCCTAAGCCCAAAACACGACGAAATGACCCGGTCGAAAATCCAGACCAGTCAGCTCGTCAACCGTTTGAACGCATTTGCCTTAGACGACAAAGAATCCATCCGGATGACTTCAGATCAGGTCCGTGCCGCGCTTGGGTTGCTGAAGAAGACAATTCCCGATCTTGCTGTCACGGCTCATACCGGGGAAGATGGTGGGCCGCTGGCAATTCATGTGATTACCGGCGTTCCGAGAGTGGACTAATAACACCACTCCGCTGTAAGATTGCGTATGGCAATAACAGCACGACCGCTCTTTGAGCGACTTAAGGAAAAATACCGGGTCAACAGTGAGACGGGCTGTTGGGACTGGACGGCATCGGTCAAGCGAAACGGCTATGGTCAGATCGGAACGCCAGGACCACCTAAGACGATGATTGACGCACACCGGGCGTCTTGGCTGGTCCACCGAGGCCCTATCCCAAAGGGAATGCAGGTTCTCCACCGATGTGATGTCAAGACCTGCGTCAACCCAGATCACCTGTGGATTGGAACGCAGAAAGACAACATCGCCGATATGATGGCCAAGGGCAGGGCCAACAACACGAACAAGTCGCGCGGTGAACAACATCATGCCGCTAAGCTTACCTGGGAGCAGGTCAGGTCAATCCGGGCCGACAAGAGAACGCAGGTCGTTATCGCTGAGCAGTATGGCGTCGGCCAGGGCATGATCTCAGCTATCAAACTCAACAAGAAATGGCGAACAGACCCCAACGCATCAACTTAGGCTACGAAGCCCGTCCGCAGTTTGTGCCGTTCCATCAGCGCAAACAGCGGTGGGCGTGCATTGTAGCGCACCGCAGGGCCGGCAAGACGGTGGCCTGTGTGATGGATCTGATCGACGCGGCTCTTCGGTGTAAGAAGACGGATGGCAGGTTTAGCTACATCTCGCCAACGTATACGCAGTCGAAGGATAATTGTTGGCAGTACCTCAAGCGCTTCACCTCGGACATTCCAGGCATCGAGCAGCGTGAGAGCGATCTTATGGTGGTATTCCCAAACGGGGCGCGTGTTCGTTTATACGGTGCGGATAACTTCAATCGCCTTCGTGGCTCTTACGCAGATGCTCTAGTGATCGACGAATACGCTGACATCGACCCTCGCGCATGGCCAGAGGTGTTGCGACCGTCGCTCGCTGATCGCCAGGGATGGGCTGTGTTTATCGGAACCCCAAAGGGACGCAACGACTTCTATCGCGTTCACGAGTATGCCCAATCGTCGTCCGACTGGTTCTCGTTGGTGTTGCGCGCATCTCAGACTGGCATCGTGCCACAGCGTGAGCTAGACGATCTACGGGCCATGCTCACGCCAGAGCAGTATCAGCAGGAGCTGGAATGCAGCTTCGATGCAGCGATCCTTGGTTCATACTTCGGGAAGGAACTCGCAGAAGCCGAGACCGCAGGTCGCATCACGAAAGTTGCATATGATCCTATCCTGCCCGTATATACAGCTTGGGATTTAGGTATCGGCGATTCAACCGCCATCTGGTTCTTCCAAATCTCGCGCGATGGCGTTCGGGTGATCGACCACTACGAAGCATCGGGTCATGGTCTTCCGCATTACGCCGCCGTGCTCGCATCGCGCGGCTATCGCTACGAGACCGAGTATCTGCCGCATGATGCGCAGGCGCGCCAGCTAGGCAGCGGCCGGTCGCTGTGGGAGACGCTGGCAGCATTGACTAACCGCCAGCCGCGCATCCTGCCGCAGCAGAACGTGATGGATGGCATCAACGCGGCGCGCGTCACGCTGGGCTCCTGCTGGTTCGATGCAGAGCGTTGCCACGATGGGCTGGAGGCGTTGCGCGCATACCGTGCAGACTACGACGAGCGGCGCAAGGCGTTCACCGATCGGCCTAGACACGATTGGTCGAGCCACAGCGCAGACAGCTTCCGGTACCTGGCGATGGCATGGCGCGAGATGGAGCCAATCAAGCCGCCAGAGCCGAAGCGGGACAGTTGGGATATCGCATTCGGTGGTGCGTCGGAGCCTATAGAAAATTGGCGGGTGGCGTGAGAAGCTATCGCGGCAAGTCTAGCCGCCGGTTCTATCGCAGCAAGTCAGCGTATCGGCGTGATTATCACCATCAACGTCTAGCTATCGTCATGCAGCGTAGATGGAAGGCAACAGGTATCTTTCATCGATGGTTGCCACATGAGCATCAGCAGCGCGGCCGTGGGTGTAGCCTGCACTCTCAGCTAAGCCACAACCGCAGTATGCGCACCCTTAAGGGCACGGTGGCCCGTAGCCGTAGATCGCGCAGTTTCATGGACTGGTGGCCTATTGTTCAGTGGCGCTCGTTCGACGAAGTGGAACGCGATCATGCGGCTGCGCGGCAGATTGTGAAGCGCAGGGAAGAACGGTGGAGAATTGCATGAGTGGACGTGGGTTTTATGAGCAGACTAGTCTGACCGATACGGACAAGCAGCGCGTTCTGCAATCTGCGCAGAATATGGTTTCCCCGATTAACGCCTTGCAACTGCGTCGCGAGGCGCTTGAGGCCGCGCTGAGGCTTGGTGGTTTCGGCGAGGCGACTGGCCTCGTGAAGCAAGCCGCCATCATCGAGGCGTATCTACGCGGGGACGAAGCATGATGACCGACGAGGAGCGCCGTCTATACGCGCCCGAGTACTATCCGCAGATGACGGAAACTCAGAAGCATATCATGGCGCAGCACGAGCAGGCCCTACAGCGGCACCTCGACCAGTGTCCACTGCTAGGACCGTCACTCGATGACCAGCGCATTGTGGCGCTTGAGGCGCGCGTAACCCGCCTGATCGAGCAGGTCGAGCGGCTGCTCTTGGAGGCTACCAAGCAGCTTGAGGCGCACCAGGTCGTGGAGTTCCCACGCAACGCACTGCGCCATAGCCGGTGACCGGCGCGCAGTTCCGCCGCGAGGTCGGCACCGATCCGCAGCTTTGGGCGCGCGAGTTCCTGGTGGCATACGCCGAGGCCGCGCCTATCGTGGTGCGCAGTGATGCCGAGCGCCTGGCGTTCGTGACGCAGTGGTTTCGGGACTTCAGTGAGGCAGTGAGGCAGGAGGCAACACATGGCGCGTAAGCCGCCGAAGGAAATGCCGATGAAGCCGGGCAAGGGCGGGAAGTGCTGATCACGTCGTGAGCGCATCCGTCACCCAGCTATCGAACTACAGCGCGCAGCAGCGCGGCCCAGTCGTCGATGTCTACCACGGCGACATGAACGCGCTGCACGAGCGACTTGTCCGCTGGTTCGAGGAAGCCGAACGCGCATCGACCAACCCGCGCGAACTGAGCGAGCGCGACCGCGAATACTACGATCACGCACAATGGACCAAGGCCGAAATGGACGCTCTGCGTCTGCGTGGTCAGCCCGCCGTGGTCATCAACAAAATCCACGACAAGGTGGCGATGCTGTGTGGCCTGGAGCGTAAGGCGCGCACTGATCCCAAGGCATTTCCCCGCACGCCGCAAGAGGAAGATCGAGCCACCGCTGCGACGCAGGCCCTGCGCTACATCGACGACGATAACAATTTCCCAGTGCTGCGCAGCGCCGTGTTTGAGAATATGCTGATCGAGGGCGCTGGCGGTATTGAATGCAGCCTGGAGGACGACGGCAAGGGCGGCGCGGATATTCGGCTGACGCACGTCTCGTGGGAACGGCTGTGGTGGGACCCGCACTCACGTGCCATCGACTTCTCCGATGCGCGCTACCTCGGCATCGTGATCTGGATGGATCGCGATCAACTGGAGGAGATGTATCCGCACGCCATTGACGAGATCGAGGCGGCATTCAGCGGCCAGATGGGCGGCACGTATGACGACCGCCCGTCGCACGCGACATGGCTCGACAGCCGGCGCGAGCGAACGCGCGTTGTCCAATGCCACTGGAATGAGCAGGGAACGTGGTGGTCTGCGACATTCACCAAGGGCGGCATTGTCGATGATCCGCGCCCGTCGCCGTTCAAGGATCGGCGCGGCAAGAGTGCATGTAGCCTGATCCTTCAATCGGCGTATATCACGCGCGACAACTGGCGTTACGGGGCAGTGCGCGGCTGGATCTCATTGCAGGACGAGATCAACAAGCGCCGCAGCAAGTCGCTGCATCTTCTGAGCGTCCATCAGGTCATTGCCGAGCAGGGCGCGGTTAAGGATGTGGACAAGGCGCGGCGTGAGATTGCGCGGCCGGATGGTTATGTCGAAGTCACGCCTGGGATGAAGTTCGAAGTGCTGCCTGGCGGGGAGTTGGCAACTGGGCAGTTCCAGTTGCTGCAGCACGCTACGCAAGAGC